ATCAAACGTTTGATGAAAACTATCCACAATTTTTGACCTTTCAAGTGGTCAATGACAAATGTGACCTTGTCGCAAACTTAAACGCTGGAGATGTTGTCGAAGTGAATTACAATCTTCGTGGTCGTCAATGGAATTCACCTGAAGGTGTGACGAAGTATTTCAACACCGTCGAAGCTTGGTCGATTTCACTTTCATCGAACGCAAATGTTGAACACCTTAAAAAAACAATGGATCTTGAAAACAATGACGATTTACCTTTCTAACGACAAGAACGTCGTTGACTGGATGAGAACAATGACAACTTCGAAACTGAATAAGCGTTACAACATGAAACACTTGTCCGAAGACATGAAGGTCAATTACTCGATGTTGTATCGTTTCATGAAGGGAAAACCAGTCGGACAAGAATTTTTTGTCGCTTGGTTTAATTATTTTGTAATTTAGTCACATGGAATTTTGGAAAGATGAAGCTTATCAAATCGCTCGGAAAATTACTTCGAATCACGAACTTCATGCGGATTTGGTTGGTCATGTTTTTATTCTCATGCACCGCTTTGACTTTCATCTTTCCGACATTCCAGCTGTTTTCGCTCGCTTCGCGTACAATCAATGGACGTGGCAAAGGTCGGAATTCTGGCGACTGTACCGAAGCGACGGCGAAGCAATCAACGACGTGATTGATTCACATGATTCACCTTCGAATAACGAATTCAGCGAAATGCTTGACGCTTATCTTCATTCAAACCATGGTGATCCATTCATCAAGGAAATCACAAAAATGCACCTTTGTGGAATGACATTCAGGGACATCAAGGAACTGACTGGAATTTCACTTGACACAATTCACAAAACAATAAAACAATTCAAAAATGATCTACACGATTATAGCGGTAGCGATCGCACGGGCGTTGATGTCCTTTGATTTACCGAATACCAAACCATTCAATTGTCAATCATGCTTGTCATTCTGGACGGCGCTGGCGATTTATCTTATCACCGATTGGTCAATGATTCCATTCGCGTTCGTTGCCTATCTTATTTCCGATTTAATTTTGATATATGAATATAAGTAACGGACTTCGAATCCAGCTTGAAAACTTCGGACGACACCGATACGCAAATCTGGATGACACCTTGAAAGAAGAACTGGCGGTTCATTACAAAGCGCTTGGTTGCGGTAAACTGAACAAAGCTTGCGCAACGTGTGTTCGAATCGCAATGGACAAGCTGAACCAAAACAAAGACAAGATTCGTCCAGCGGTACGTCAAGAAAACAACGAACTTCACATGAACGAACAACCGCCGAAGCTTCACTTTGTCGGAACGAAACAAAAGACGTTCGGTGAACTTCGACGTGAAGCGCTTGAACTTGGATTCAAAGGAACAAGAAAAACAACACGACAAGATATTGAAGAATGGTTGACATCCACGAAACAGCAATAATTTATCCGGGCGTCACGCTTGGTCACAACGTCACAATCGGTGCTTATTGCATAATAGGCGCACCAGCTGAATCGAAACGACACGAAGGTCAAAACGGATTCGGTGTTGTCATCGGTAACAATGTGACGATTCATGGTCATGCAACAATCGATGCTGGTTGCGAACGTCCGACAATCATTGACGATGGCGCGTATATCATGAAGACGGTTCACATCGGACACGATGCAATCATTCACAAGGACGTCACGATTTCACCACATGCGGTCATCGGTGGCTTTGTTGAAATACACGAAGACACGAACATCGGAATGAACGCAACAATTCACCAGCGCGTGACGATACCTTCAAAATGTATGGTCGGAATGTCCACGGTGATCACGAAGAAAACACACCTTGAACCGAACAAGGTCTTGGTTGGTAATCCTGCACGAATAATTAGAAGCAATAACAAATGAAAATAATCACCGTCACCGCGATGCACGGTCGACATAACACGGTCGCCGAATGTATTAATCGCATGCCGTTCATCGACAAGGTATTCATTTATTCGACACCTGAAGACGAACGATTCCTTCAGGATCAAGACATTTTCGCAATGGCGAAATATCGAAACAATCCGCTTTCGTACAAATGGAATATGGCAATTCGAACACTGGAACAAATCGATTTCGACGCGGTCATTTTGCTTGGTTCGGATGACTACATTGACGAAGCTTTTCTTCAGTACGTTGAAAGAACCATTCCTGACTTCGACATGATTGGATTCAAAGATATTTATTTCCAGCACGACGGTTCGCTTCATTATTGGTCCGGTTACACAAACAATCGACAAGGTGAACCGTGTGGTGCTGGCAAAGTGTATTCACGAAAATTCCTTGAATGTATCAACTGGAACTTATTCGACGTGGCGCGTGATCGCGGACTTGATAAGATTTCATGGCAACGTGTTAAACAAGCGAACGCAAAGGTTCATGTAACTTCGCTCAAACAAAACGGTCTTTTGTTGGTTGACATCAAAGACGGCGAAGGAATGACACCGTTTAATAAATTCAAAGGACTTCAAAAAATATAGTCATGCCGTGTAAACCTATAAAAAAATTAAAACCTGAAGACGTTTCAATTAAGGTCGAATTGTTTTATCAATACGAAAGATTACGATTGATATTTGACAACGACGAAGAACATCCGTACATGAAAGGATTCAAACATTGTATGGACATATTAACCGAACGAATGGACATTGTCATGAACAGTGTTCCGAACCGTTCGGAAATTCCGAACAAGTAAACATAATAAAGGGGAACTTATATCTTATGGCTAACAAACACCGAAACATTGACAAGGATGAATTGCTTGCAATGGCTTATTCCTATTGTGATTATTGTATTGCATCAACGAAAGAAATCGCAACGAATTCAGGCGTGAAGCAAGTTAAGGAACGTCACATTCCGACCGTGTCTTATTTTCTTTTGCACTGGCTTCGACGGGAACACTTTGATTTCTATTGTCGTGACAATTGGTATCATGCGATGAAGAATGAAACACATCCATTGTCCGACACTATAAAAGGGATTGACGAACTGTTCAATTCACTGGCGCGTGACATCGTGGCGAATGAAGGCAAGGGGATTTTCTACGCGAAGAATAAGTTAGGCATGCACGATCGACAACAAGTTGAAACGCGCAACGTAGAGAAGTTCGATTTCGATGTCAACGATTAAGGGGTACAAACCACACAAACACCAGCTTGAAATTCATCAAGCAATCAACCAAGGCAAAGAAAAGTATTTCGCTTTGAACATCGGACGCCAGTTCGGTAAAACAATGCTTGGAATCAACCAACTTTTGTATTGGGCGATTAATGACCGTGGTTGCACGATTGCATGGGTTACACCAGTTTACAAACAAGGAAAGAAGGTCTTCGCTGAACTTGAACGCGCCGTGTCGAAATCTGGATTGTTTGAATTCAACAAATCCGATTTGAGAATCACCGGGTTCGGTTCATCCATTGAATTCTTTTCAGGTGAACGACCAGACAACATTCGTGGAAATACATTCGATTACATGGTGGTCGATGAATTCGCGTTCACGCGTCCTGAACTTTGGGACGAAGTATTGTCCGCGACGGTCTTGGTCAAAGGAAAGAAGGTCATCTTCATTTCAACGCCGAAAGGAAAGAATCATTTTCACCGGGTGTGTCTTCAACAAAACTACGATGACCGATATCGATATTTCCATTTCACTTCATTCGACAATCCGATGATTGATCCGAAGGAACTCGAAGAACGAAAGCGGTCATTGCCTGATCACGTGTTCCGTCAAGAATACCTTGCGGAATTCCTTGACAACGCTGGTGGGTTGTTCAAAGGTGTGTCGTCGTGTATCGGTCAAGGTGAACGAACACAACGAATGTATGGTGGTCTTGACATCGGTCGCGCTGACGATTACACGGTGTTGACAATCCTGAACGAACATGGTCACATGGTTCACGTTGAACGCTGGCGACACGATGACTGGTCACGAATCATTGACAAGGTGGCGAACTTGATTCGTCAATACAACGCAATCACCACGGTCGAAGTCAACAATCAAGGTGACGTGTTCTTCGAAATGCTTCACAACACATTGCGCAACAAGGTCGTTCCATTCGTGACGACATCCAAGTCGAAACCAGTGTTGATTGAAGACCTTGCGTTGTCGTTCGAACAACAAGCGATTCGTGTCAACGATGTGAAATGGTTGCTTGACGAACTTGAAAGTTTTACTTATATTTACAATCCGAAAACACGCGGTGTTCAATATAGCGCACCGACTGGACTTCACGACGACGGTGTCATGTCACTGGCGCTTGCGTGGAATTCTTTGAAGAACAACAAGTCAAAAGGGAAATACAATTCAATGCGATTATGAAAATAAAACTACCAGCAACGATTCACGAATGTAAACCAGACCAGCTTGTCAAATGGTTGATGTTAGCTGAAGTAATCAAGGAAAAGCAAAACGATGAATTGTTTCAAATGCTTGACTTTCAATGTCAATTGATTTCAATCTTTTCAGGACTGAAGGTGAACAAGGTCAAACAACTTGCAATCGAAGACGTTCAGCGTTTGTCTGGTCACATTACACGAATGCTTGCGAATTATTCGTATTCCGAACCGCTTGGTGAAGTCACGGTCAATGGTCAACGATATGTCTTTGAAAAAGATTTCCGTTTGATTTCTACCGGACAAATCATTGACTTGAAACTAATCGACGACGTTGCAAGTGATCCAGTTCAAGCGCTTGCGATTTGTTACATTGAAGAAGGGTTCGAGTATTGTCAAGAAGATGACCGTGGTCGTGTGTTGAATCCGAACGAAAAGCGTTACAAAGTTTTCAAGGAACAATTCGACGGCGCGGAATTCATGAACTTCTTTGGTTTTTTTTTGCGCGAATCAAAGAAGCGGAACGACGCTATATTAGCGATCCAGACGATACGGACAATGATGAATCAACGTCAAGCAATGGAGAAGCTCAAGACCATGAATGGTTCACGTGGACAAGAATCCTTCAGCGACTTGGACAAGAACTTGGAACGACTATTGACGCAATCACTAAACAACCGTACGTGAAGACATTGTTCTGGATGAATTACTTGAAATTGAAAGACGAACAAGATTACATATTAAGTAAACAACAATCTTCGCGCCATGGCTGACTTTGATTTCCTTGAAGAATTCGGGGTGTCGGTTGCTGAAGCTGAACAACCACAAAGCGTTTACGAAAAATTTATTCTCACGGTAGGGAATCAAGTCACGTCGGACCTTCGTGAATACATTCAGCAAAACGCAATGAACACTGGCGCGCTTGCGCAATCGGTTGTGTACTTTCCGACTGGCGCGTTGTCGTTTGAAATACAAGCTGACGACTATTATAAGTTCGTCGACCAAGGTGTGAACGGAATCGCGGTCAATCATGCAAGCGCTTTTTCATTTCAATATCCGGGCGTTTCTTATAACATGGCGAAGGCAATCCAAGAATGGAAAGGACTTGAAATGTCACACGCGTTTGCGGTTGCTTCAAACATCAAGCAACGTGGACTTCGACCGAAGCACATAACGGATTCGGTGATCACGGATGAATTGCTTGAAAAGATTTCGAACGATTTGGCTGAAGTCACTGGATTGACGTTTGAAATTAAATTCGAAAAGACAACGAAAACATGGCAATAACAATAACACAACAACCGCAACTATTTCAACCAGCGTGCAATCCTTACGTTTGGGTATTTGAAAGCGACCAAACGGCGCAACCGAACTTCAGCTTCATTGTTGAACTTTACGTCGGTGGTTCGTTGGTATCAACACACCAAGTGTTTAACGAATCCGCGAACTACGCGAAGTTCGACGCAAGCGGTGACATTCGATGTTTGCTCACAAGCGAAATGGTAACAACTGGCGCGTTGCTTACTTTCTACGATTCAGCGGTTGACGTGGTGAATGTTCGTATTTATGAAAAGTATGGAACACCACCGGTGTTGTCTGGAACGTTTGTGACGGGAACGGTGAACCGCGCATGGAACGCTTCGCTTCGACATCCTGACTTTATTAATTATGATCACCTTGATTACATGGTGTCAAGGACGAATCCGAATTCAGGGAACATTCTTTTCTTGACTGACTTTCCACGAACACGAAAGTATTTCGTCGGACTATACGAAAGCGCGTTCGTTGCGTTCATCAACCGAAGCAAGCCAAGCGTTGATTTTTATTTGAAGCTTTACGACATTACTGGAACATTGATCACCAGTTACACGAACACAATCACGGTCGGTGACTTGAATGTCATTGATTGTTCACCACAAAACTTGATTGCGAACACGTCGGTCACGTTGCTTGACTTTCAATCGTGCGCTTATTTCACGGTGCGCGTTCAAGGTCTTGACGCTGGAACGAATTCAGGATTCAGCGAATTGTTCACATTCTGGATTGACACCGAATGTCACCGCTACGACACACACCGACTTCACTGGTTGAACAAGCTTGGTGGTTGGGATTCTTTTACCTTCACGCTTGTTTCAACGAATTCAACCAAGGTGAAAACATCGGAATATCAAAGGGAACGTGGTCAATGGAATCCGACTGGAACGACGTGGGAATATACACGATATCACGGTGAACAAATGGCGTTCAACAAATACGCAACCGACACAACCATTTTGAATTCGGACTGGATTCATGAAAGCGTTCAACAATGGTTGGTTCGTGATTTGTACGAATCACCGAAAGTTTATCTTGAAGTCACACCGGGCGCGTTCGAACCAGTCAAGGTCACGAATGAAGATTTCACATTGAAACAAAGACGCGTTGACGGATTGATTCGTGAAACGGTGAATCTTGAAAGAACATACACATACAATTCACAATTGACTTAATGGCTGGCGAACTTTACATAAACGACCGATTGATTGACATCGACCAAGCGTTGCCATTCCCGTTGACGTTCAACATTGCTGACATACGCGATGTGTCCGCTCGGAAAGGGAACAAGTCAAAAACAATCACCATTCCGGGAACAAATTCGAACAGCGCAATTTTCCGTTCGATATTTTTGTTGACATACACCGACGACACGACCGATACGAATTCCGCGATTCTTGACTTCGATCCTTCAATCAAAGCGACGGCGCGATATTACAACAACGGAATTCTTGAATTCAATGGAATCGCACAACTTCAGGAATGTAAACTAATCGACGGAACATGGTCATTCGATTTGACTTTGGTGTCCGATACGATTGACTACATTTCCAGAATGAACAAGGTCAAAATAAACGAACTTGATTTCAGTGAATTTAATCACGCGTTGACAATGGCGAATCAATTCGAAACGTGGTCGGGGTTCAATCAAATCAACGGTGCTTCGACATCAATCAAAACTGGAACTGACTGGGACGGTGTTGGCTACTATTATGGGTTGATTGATTACGGCTATCCAAGGACAAGCGCTGACAAGTTCGATTGTGACCAGATTCCACCGCAAGTGTTTGTGTACACAATCCTTAAGAAGTTATTCGAATACGCTGGAATCACATGGTCATCGAATTTCCTTGAAAGTCAAAGATTCAAGAAACTTTTGACCGCTTACTTCGGTGGCAACTTTCCGACAATAACACCAGCGCAACAAGTAAATGATTCCGTTTACTCAAACGAAAACAACAACGCTTCAGGATTCATTGTCAATGGTTCAACGAATCAACAAGGGTTCGGGGGTTCGGTTAGTTTTGTAGACGCGAATCTTTCGGACGTGGTTGATGTTACGGTGACAAGTGATTTGATTAATCAAACGGTAACAAGCACGCCGTTTCTTATCAACGTTGGAACGACTGGAATGTACACCGTTGAATACAAAGGGAATCACCAGCTTGACATCAAGTTCGACCAAACAACATTGAACTGGTTTAACGTCCGCTTGAACTTGTTAATAATTAAGAACGGAACGGTGATCGCTACGGATGTGATTTATCAAGATAGCATTGTTTCATTGTCCGGTGATTATTCGAACAATTTCACATTCAACTACACACGTCAAATCAATTGCACAATCAACGATCAAGTTCGATTCGGTGTGACGTTGGTTGTCGAAGCTGGTCTTTCCGTTGGTGTTGACAACTTGACACGAACGATTGAACTTCAATCAACTGGAACACAAGTGAATTTCCTGAAGACAATTCAAGAACTTGTTCCCGGTGGCACCGTGGCGATTGGTTCGTTTTTGCCTGACATGACTGGTGACGTTTTCTTGAAAGGATTGATCACCATGTTCAACTTAATGATTAAACCAGCGACGGACAATCCAAGCGTTTTGGAAATCGAACCGTTGTCGGAATTTTACACGTCGTCACAAGACGCGCTTGACTGGACACAATTGGTTGACTACTCGAAAGAACTGAATGTTCAACCGACGATTAACTACGCGTCGAAGGAATACAATTTCAACTTCAAACAAGACGGTGATTACTGGAATGGACAATATCAAAACGCCTATCTTGACAATTATGGTGAATTTCAAATCTTGTCACAAAGTCAATACGCAACGCAAGTGACAAACATGGCTTTGCCGTTCAGTCAAAAACCATTGGTCGAAGTTCATCCGTCGTTGATTATTCCAGCTTCTTATCAAGTGAATTTTGATTCCGCTGGAAATGGTCAAGTCGTTCCGAAAAAAGGTAGCGCGTTCATCGTGTACGTTGGTGAACTTCGAAACGCGACATGGAAATATCACGACGAATTCAACAACCAACACAACTTGACACAATATCCGTACGTCGGACACCTTGACAATATCGACACACCGACAAGTGACTTGAATTTTGGTGTTCCACAAACGGTGTACTATCCAGCGACGGTGTACACAAACAACAACTTGATTCAATATCACAACACGTTCATTCAAGAACTTGTTTCAAGATACGGAAAGCTGTTGACTTGTTACGCGAAGATTGACACGGCAATAATCAACACGCTTGATTTCCGCAACTTAATCAATATCAATGGCGTTGTGTATCGTTTACAAAAGATAAGCGACTACGATTCAACGAAAGACCGCACAACACAAATCGAATTGTTGCGATTGATTCAAGGTGAAGGAACACCGATTGAAGATGAATTCGAAACTGAAGGTTCAACACCTTCGCCATTAATAACCGAGGTAAACAATAACACAATAATAAGAGAACAATAATCATGGCAAACAACATTAAAATAAGCGAATTGATTCCGAAGGGCGCGCCGTTGTCAACAACCGACTTGTTAATGATTTCACAAGAAACATCGGACGGATTCGAATCGAATTCAATCACGGGTGCGGAAATAATTGAAAGCGCACAAGAAGGATTGCAACGAACACTTGTTTCAGGAACATCAATCAAGACAATCAATTCAACATCGTTGCTTGGTTCAGGAAATATAAACGTTCAAGGGAATCCAAGAACGTTAACAAGTGTTAATGGTTCAAATTTAACTGGAACGACTAACCAAATTAGCGCGTCCGTTTTGATTCCAGCCGGAACACTGGTATCGAACAATTCAATTTTTATTAATGATCTACTAACAAAAACGGCTGGTTCAACAACATCGACTGGTCGAATTTATATCAACACATCGAATTCATTGACTGGTGCAACACTAATATGTACAGCCGGTGCCATGACATCCACTAATTACATTCAAAGAGTATTTAGAACATACTATTTTAACGGCACACATCTTTTGGTTTATAATCCAACAAGTCAATTAAGCACAGATGTAACGGCTGGCACAATTACACTTGTTGCGTTCAATCCAGCGATTGATTATTATTTAATTTTTGCCGTTCAAAATTCAAATACAACACCAGATAACTTAGGGCATACAAGAGTAATTGTACAAATATATGATTAATTTAACGACCATTTCAAACGGGTTCATAATGAATGAATCCGAATTCCATTTCGAAGTTGAAGCGGAAATTCTTAACGATGAACAAGCGCACGTTCCGACGGATCGTGGCGTGATATTCATGGACACGACCATGACAATCGACAATGAATCATTCAATAATATCAACGATTTTTTAATCAAACTTTATGGCAAATAAAGAAGCGGTTTTCACCGTCAAGGTCAACACCGGGAATTCAGTTCAAGACCTACAAAACGCGGACAAGGCGGTCAATCAACTTGGAAAAGATTTGAAGACCACACAAAACATTGCGAAAGATTCCAGTGGAACGGACGCAATGGCGCAAAAGCTTGCGGAACTTGACGCACGTCTTGAAGCTGGTGGTCTTTCCATGCGTGAAATGACCAAGACAATGAAGGAATACCAGACAATCGCAATTCAAGCTGGTGCAAGTTCACCAATCGGTGCGCAAGCTTTACAAAATGCAGCTGGATTGAAGGATGAAATCGGTGACTTGAAAGCGCAAACAACCGCGTTGTCATCGGACTTCGTTGGTCTTGACACGTCAATGGCTGGAATCGAAGTCGGCGCACAAGCGTTCATGGGTGTTCAAAGCGCAATGGCGTTGGCTGGTGTTGAAAATGAGAAATTGACGCAAACAATGGTCAAGCTTCAGGCGGTTCAAGGTCTTGTGAATTCAGTGACGACCATTGCGAACAAATTGAATTCGGATTCCATTCTTGGAATTCAGCTTCGAACGGCTTGGGAAAAATTGAAGAATTCATCTTTCGTTCAAGGAACTGCTGCAACCACGGCACAAACTGCTGCAACTGGCGCACAAACTGCTGCAACTGCTGCAAGCACCGTGGCAACGGCAACGGCAACGAATGGAATGAAGTTATTTCGACTTGCGTTAATTTCAACCGGTATCGGTGCGATTGTCGTTGGTCTTGGATTGTTGATTGCTAACTTCGATAAGGTGTCCGCTTTTGTTTTAAGGGCGCGTGAAGAATTCGAAAAGCTTGGTCCGGGTGTGAAGATTGCGGTCGGAATTGCCGTCCTTGCTTTTGCGCCTTTGTTGGGTGTGATTTATGGTGTTGTCAAAGCGCTGGAATACTTCGGTGTCGTTGACGATGTTCAAACGGCGAAGGCAAAGAAGAACGCGCACGATCACACTGAAGCTGTTGTCAAAGCAAGTGACAAGCGCGCGCGTGCAATTAAAAAAGAACAAGACGCAACCGATGCGAAATATACCCATGAAATAAACATGGCGAAAGCTTCAGGAAAGGACACCTACGAAATGGAATTGATGAAGGCAAAAGCGCACCTGAAAAGTGGTCGCGTTTTCCTTGAAATTCAAAAGTCAAAAATGGAAGCAATTCGTGCGGAAATGGAATTGTTGCTTGCAAATGAAGACGAAGATTCCGACCGATATAAAACTTTGAAAAAACGACTTCAGGATTCAAAGAAAATTATTGCGGACACATACAAGGACAATGTCGCCACAAAGAACGCGATTGAAGTCATGATTGCGGAACACAACCACGAAGTTCAAAAGCAAGCGGACGACAACGCAAAGAAGGCGTTTGAAGCGCGACAAAAGAACAATGAAAAGATTAAACAAGCTGAAGAAAAAGCGAACGCGAAAAGCGCTGAAGATTTAAGAAAACACAATCTTCAAATGATTGCTGAAGAAGAAGCGCGTGACGAAGCAATTCGCCGTTCGAAAATGTCCGCGCGTGACTTGGAATTGTCCGACATTCAAGATGAGTATTTCCAAAAGCGAACACAAGCGGAACAACTTGGTGCTGAAGGCGCTGAACTTGTGGCGCAATTAACCGCTGAAGAAGAAACGAAAAAAGCTGAAGTTCGGAAAAAATACGCGGACGCTGAATTGAAAGCGCAAGCGGAACGCGAAACAAAGCGACGTGACCGACAAAAATTCTTGAACGATATTCTTTTGTCGGATGAAGAAAAAGCGTTGTTCGATTTGAACCAGACAACCGAAGACGCGAAAAAAGAACTTCAAAGACGTTTGAATTCAACGGATGAAAACGAAAAGATTTCACAAGAGGAATACAACAACGCGTTGATTGCGCTGGAACAAAAGAAAGCTGACAAGATTCTTGAAATCAACAAAACAGCTTCGGACAAAGCGAAAGAACAAGCAATCAAAGACCGTGAAGAATCTTTGAAAGGTGTGACGGAATTTCTTGACAATGCGCAAATGGTGCTTGACCATGTGAAGACGGTTGACGCGTTAATGGATGAAATCGACCAAGCGCGATTGAACAAGATTGAAGGACGACGCGAAGAAGACCTTGCGAACCTTGACGCGAAAATGCAAGCGGAATTGAACGCTGAAGGATTGACCGCGGAACAAAAGACCGCCATTGAAGAAAAGTTCGCAAAACAAAAATACGCTGTTCAGGTGCAAGCTTACGAAGCTGAAGAAAAAATAAAGAAACAACAATTCATGCGTGACAAAGCAATCAAGCTTGGTCAAGTCGCAATCGACACGGCGTCCGCAATCGTGAAAGCAATCGCACAATTCGGACCACCACCGTCACCGGCTGGTATTGCTGGAATCGCGTCGGCTGGTGTCATCGGTGTGACGCAAGCGCTTGCAATCGCCAATCAACAATACAAAGCCGGTTCAGCACCAAGCGCACCGAATTTTTCAAGTGGTGGTGGTGGTTCAATGGCTGGTGCAAGCGCAAGTTCATTCACGTCGTCGAACACTGGAACGTCAACGACTGGATTGCTTGGTGAACAAGGTGCAACGACAACCAACATTCCGTCGTCACAAGTGTTTGTCCTTGAAAGCGACATTTCAGCAACGCAAAACAAAGTCAAGCTTCAGGAATCCAAAACAAGTTTTTAATCCACGAACGACCGCGCGTTGTTAGGAATGAATCGGACGTTGAAAAACAACCGTACTTTCGAAGCAATTCTTCAGCTTTTGGAATGTTGTCTTTTGCCAGTTTGACGTTGTCACCTTTGCGAATATATTCCGGTAGGTTCATGTTCAAATAAATTGACTTGATGAAATGGTTGTATCTTTTCCATTCAATCAATTCAAAGATTTCAAGCAACTTGTCGGAATCCATTAACACTGGTGAATGTGTTTCGAAATTCCACAACGGTCGATTGTAGTATTTCAAGAATTCAATGGTGTTGAACATTGCTTCACGGTAGTGTGACGGATGTCGTGGATTCAATTCGAATTCACCGATATGAATTGGAATGTCGGCGCGAAGTTTTGGCGTGATATAAAAGTCATCGTTCATGTAGATGAATTCACCGCCACGTTCACGCGCAAAGGTCAACATTTTATTCGTCACGTCCGCGCCACGAATGTTGTTCAGTTGTGGACATGGAATGTTGTCAATGGTCGCGACCTTGTCACCGACGGTCACGATGTTCGCTTCAGGAAAAGACATCCGAATGAATCGAATGGATTGTTGAATGTCGAAGTCGTCACGACCACGACGATAAGGAAATACAAATGTCATCGAACAAATTTACATATTATAATAACATGAGAAAAGATTTACCAGTTTACGAAATCGCTATTGATTTGAACGATCCAGAAACAACCGTTTCATTCAATTCGTTGGTTGAATTTCCAGCGCATGAAAAGAACTTCGAAATGTTCGGAAAAAAAATAAAGTACGAATTCAACGAAGAACAACAAGTGATAACCGGGATTGCGATTTCAGCGGACACACCGATATACCGATACGACGAACAATCAAAAGAAGAATACTATGTCGTGTTCACGAAGGACGCCATTCGCGACATCGTGCTTGATTACGCGCGTCGAAACAATTTCAACAACGTGAATCTTGACCACAATCCACACAAGGTCGTTGACGGGGTGTTCATGATTATGAGTTACCAGATTGACAATGAACGTGGATTCACCGCGCCCGAACGATTCAAGGACGCGAACGACGGTTCATGGTTGGTGTCTTATAAGGTGACCGACAAGGCGTTGTTTGAAAAAGCGAAGAACGGTGAATTCAATGGATTCTCGATTGAAGGTGTTTTCATGTTGCTTGAAACGGACAAGACCAAGGAATCGGAATTCGAAGCAATCTTGAAAGAAGTTCAATTGTGGCGACGCAACATCGAACGAATCCGAATGTTCAACGACTATCCTGAAGCGGTTTCAAATAACGCGAAACGTGGAATCGAATTGAATCAAAAGCACGGGAACAAATGTGCAACGCGTGTCGGTCGTTTACGCGCAACTACGTTGGCGAATCGTGACACCGTATCGGTGGCAATCATAAAAAGAATGTATTCGTATTTATCACGCGCAGAAGCTTATTACAACGAAAGCGATGAAAGCGCTTGCGGAACGATTTCATTCTTGTTGTGGGGTGGCAAAGCTGGACTTCGCTGGTCCGAATCAAAGCTGAAGGAACTTGGTGAAATCTAAATTTTCGAACAACTTTACATAATATAAAAAACACTACATGAACGCATACGAAAAAGTAATGAACGAACTTGGTAAAATCAAGTCAATGTTCGAAACGGCAACCGAACAAACGTTCGAAACGGCAACTTTATTAGACGGTGAAACGACCATTGAATTTGATTCTCTTGAAGCTGGTCAACAAGTTTTCATCGTGACCGACGAAGGTCGAATTCCAGCACCTGAAGGAACACACGCGCTTGGTGGCGATTACACTGGTGTAACAATCACCGTTGACGCTGACGGATTCATTTCCGAAGTTACTGACGAACGTGGAAATGAAGAAGTAACAACCGAAGAAACAAGCGCTGAATTCGAAGCGGTGTCCGCTGACATTTTACCTGAAGTATTAGAAGGTGTAACCGAAATAATCGCGTCCGAACTTGGTCTTGAAATGGCACAAGCTTACGACGTGGCAAGCGCCGTGATTAACAAGATAAACGAAATGACTTCAAGCGAAGAAACTGAAGCGGTCGAAGAATCAATGTCCGCTGAAGCAATTGAAGGAATAATCAATGGAAAACTTTCAACCTTGACAACTACTTTCGAAGCGGTTGTTGAAAGCTTGAAAAGTATTTCCGACGACAACGTGTCACTTCGAAGTGAAATTGCGTCTTTGAAAGCTGACTTCGAAAGCTTCAAGGCAATGCCGTCGAACGAAACAAAAGAAAACGAGAAATTTTCTCGGGCTGGCAACCTGACCGCCAAACAACAATTTTTGAAACAATATAAAAACCTATAAAAATGTCTATTAAAAAATACGTTAAAACAAACTTCGACTACAATGTCGCTGGTTTACAACCTTACGTTGACGAACAACGTGAAGACCTTATTCACCGTTCGGTAACTGAAGCACAAACACTTTCTTATATTGCGATTCAACAAGGAATCAAAGGAAGTGAAGAATTAAAGTTATTAAACGATTCAATCGTTTATCAAACTGGTGATTGTTCAATGTCACCTTCAGGTGATACAATCTTCACGGATCGTGCGATTTCCGTTGAAACAATTGGTTACTTAAAAAGATTTTGT